GATTATGTTGAAACGACATTCTATACTGATGATGATGATATACCTGAAGATAAAAAAGTTGGTGATACAAAAGTAAGTGGCAACTCTGGTAAAGCTATTAATACCAGTGCAATATTAGCTTATGCAGTAAAAACCATACAAGAACTAGAAGCAAGAATAAAAACATTGGAGGACGCATAAGATGAGTGAAATAAGAGTAGATACAATATCAGAAAAGACCAGTGGATCTGGTACAACTGTTAGTAATCTAAAGAATCCTAACAGTCCATTTAGAAATTTATTAGCTAACGGTGATATGGCTATTGCACAGAGAGGCACTAGTTTTTCTTTAACTAATGGAAACTCACAGTTTCCAGTTGATAGATTTAAGATTTTTACAGAAGGAAGTTTTGCTTATACTGTTTCTCAATCTACTGATGTTCCGACTGGAAAAGGATTTTCAAAGTCTTTAAAAGTTGATGTAACTACTGGAAACGCATCCCCTAATTCTGCATCACAAACTATTTTGCAAACAAATTTAGAGGGTCAAATGTTGCAACATTTATGTAAAGGCACATCAGACGCAAAAAAACTTACTCTATCTTTTTATGTGAAATGCACAGCTACAGGAAATTTACAAGTTAATCTAAGAGATCTAGATAATGGTAGGATTATAGCAAATACTTTTACAATTAATTCTGCTGATACTTGGGAATTTAAAACAATTACTTTTGCTGGTGATACATCTGGTGCATTAGATAATGATAATGCTAGTAGTTTAAGATTAGGTTTTATGTTAGGCACAGGAACAGATTACAAAGGCGGTGCAGTACCAACATCATGGGAAGCATTAAGTAATACAGACAAAAATGCTGGTGATACTTTAAATTTTAGTAGCAGTGCCTCAAATGATTTTTTTATAACAGGAGTTCAATTAGAAGTAGGTGATACAGCAACAGACTTTGAACACTTACCTCATGATGTTCAGTTACAAAGATGTAGTCGATATTTTCAAACACTACATATGTCAAGTAACGGTATAATGACTGGTCAGGCAACAGCTTCGACCAATACACATCTGGGTTTTCAACATCCAAACGGTGAAATGAGAACTTCACCTACAGTTACCTTACCAACAGCAGGTAATAGTAGTAACACAACAGCTTTTTTAACTGCACCAGGTGCTTATCCATCAACCATTGGAAGTCATGCAGCAAGTGTAGTTTCTCAACATCTAGTTAGAATAGATGGAACAAGTTATTCTGCTAATTTTGTGGCTGGATATACTTCACTTTTTTATTCTAATGGAACTAACACATTTAAAATGGACGCAGAATTATGATTACAAATGCAAAATATATAGCAATTACAGACCCAGCAGGAAATAAATCTAACAGCACAATTAAAGCAATTATTGATGGTGTTGAAGTATTTGTTCCTATTAATACAGAAAACGTGGACTATCAAAATATTCTTGAATGGGTAGAAGAAGGTAATACCATAGAGGAAGCTGATTGATGGAACAAGAAAACAGAGAAGCTATTATCCGTATAGAGGGTAAGCTAGAACTGTTAGATCAAAAGCTAACAACTCTGAAAGACAATCATTTATGTCATATCGAAAAAGATATGAAACAACTGAGAACTCTTGTGTGGTTTATAGGAACTACTGTTTTCTTACAAATGTGTTATTTAATAATTAGGACTTTGATGTAATTTGCACGTATTTAGAAAATCAAGTACAAAACATTTATGTCTAATAAGTGCATACTTATAATTTCAGATACTCATTCACCATATCACCACCCTGATCTAATTCCTTTCCTTTCTGCTATCAGGAGAAAATACAAACCTGATAGAGTGGTGCATATTGGTGATGAGTGTGATAAACATGGATTGAATTTTCATGGTCAAGATAGTGACTTACCAAGTGCAGGTGATGAACTTGAACAAGCTAGAGTTACTATTCATCAGATAGAAAAGTTGTGGCCAAAGATTGATTTATTACACTCAAATCATGGCAGCCTTGCATATCGCAGAGCCTTCAAAGCAGGACTACCAAGAGCATACATGCGTGGTTATAACGAAGTGTTAGAGGTAGGACCAGGCTGGAAGTGGCACAGTGAACTTACAATCCGATTGCCAGATGGCAATGACGTTCACTTTCATCATGGCAAGTCAGCAAACATTATGGCCGTTGGACAAAAACAAGGAACTTGTTATGTGCAGGGTCATTTTCATACCAAGTATGGCATTTCTTATTGGGGCAACCCATCATCCTTGCTGTGGGCCATGCAGGTAGGGTGTCTAATTGATAAGGATGCTTTGGCTTTTGCTTATGATAAAGTATTCAAAGATAGGCCTATTATTGGGTGTGGTATTATTATAGATAGCCAGCCAAAATTGTTACCTATGGTATTGAACAAAGGTGGAAGATGGAATAAAGTGTGTCCGTGAAGACACTAGAAAAACAAATAAAAGGCGACCACTACATAAAATTTCGCATACAGCCAGCAGAGTTTATCAATAAAAACAACTTACTGTGGGCAGAAGCTAACGTAATTAAGTACGTTTGCCGTCATAAAATGAAGGGTAAAAAAGAGGATATAGAAAAAGCTATACACTACCTGGAAATGATAATAGAAAGAGATTATGAGTAACGTGGCTAGAATGGAAATACCAAATAGAATGCGATGTATAACTTTTCCATTAAATATAGATAATGTATTTTATAGAGTTACATTGGATTACATAACCACAAAAACTGGTATAACTGTTGTAGCTGTATGGGTACGAACAAAGAAATCAGAGTCAACTTTAGATAGAGAAGCACGTAGCGATGGTAAAGCAACTTCTTTGTTGTTGCAGTTTGGCTGTGGATTAAAAGAAATGGTAGATACTTTTACGAGAGACAATGTTATAGGCTCAGTCGTTTGGTATATACAAAAAAATTTACAAGATATATTAGAAGGCAATCAACCTGACAAGTTACCACAATTATCTACACAACCGTCAGGATATACAATTAAATAAAATAGGAGGTTTCAATGGGTATTCCCTTTGAGATGATTACTATGCTCGGTTCTACCGTGTTGGGTGGAGTGATGAGTATTTGGTCACAAAGTATTAAAGCAAAACAAGCACAACAAAAGATGATGCTTGAAAGAGCTGAAGTTCAAACAGCAGCATTTAAAGATGCTAGAGAATATGAAAACGTAGGCTTTCAATGGACACGCAGAATAATTGCACTTACAGCAATATTTGCAATTATTGTATTGCCAAAGATATTACCTTTGATAGATCCACAGGCGCAAGTTATAGTGGGTTACTTAGAATTTAAACCTGGGTTCCTTTTCTTTGAAGGCAAAGAAGTTATGCAGTGGGTTCCTATGGCAGCAAGAGGAATAGTAATCACACCGCTAGATACGAATTTAGTTGCAGCGATCACAGGATTATACTTTGGTGGTAGTCTGGTTAAAAAATGATCTGGATAATTACGGCCATGTTATGGCATGTTGATGTTGAAGGACCATCTTATAGCACATATTCTGAACAGACGTTCAGTGGTAAAGTTGAGTGTTTAGATTATGTTTTCTGGAACAAAGCTGAATTGGTTTATAAACTTGCAGAAGTTCACGGTGAAAGAGATGGACAAAACCTTAGAACATGGGCCTTCTTTTGTGAAGGTAGAGAGCTAGACGAAGTATGACAAATGAAGTAAGAGTATCAGATAGCACGGCTATCTCCATGCCTATGCGCAACTTGCTCAGTATAGTGGGGGCTTGTCTGGTAGGAGCTTGGTTTGGCTTTGGGGTTATTGAAAGACTAAATATCATAGAAACAGAAATACAGCTTATGCAGGCTGATCTAGAAAAGAATACTGAATTTAGAATTAAATGGCCAAGGGGAGAGCTGGGTTCACTACCAGCCGACTCGGAACAATTTATGTTGATTGAGTATATTGGTACACAAATAGAGGCGATTGAAGAAGACTTAAAGGATCTACCAAAAGATAGATCACAAGACCTTACCATAAACTTTTTTGAAGATCGTATTCTAAAACTAGAGGATGCTGTAGAGGATTTAAAAGATAAGGTAAGACAGAATGGAAACGATTAAATTAGTATTTGCAATATTGATGATACAGAACGGATCAATTATTGAGTATGTTCCAACTGACGGCATGACCGACTGTTTGAAACAGCGCAGAGTTATTGAACGTAACATCGGAGCCAATCAAGACGGTATGGTAATGCAATGCAAAGAGGTAAAAGCAGAGCTGTATGAAGATATGGGCAGGCTTAAAATTAAAAAGATACATGACTAATGAGGAGAGTAAAAAATGTTAAACTTGGAAACTGTGAAAAATGCAATAAAGAAATCTGGAGATTTGGCACTCCGTTTGTTGTGGAAGAAAGCAATATCATTCATAAAAGATATTTGTGCCACGACCCTTACAAAAGTAAAGAAGAAGATTGCTTCACTTCGTACATCAGGCCGTAACTAAAACTTAAAAGCAAAAAACCTTTTAAGTATCTCTGTTGGATTAATGTTGTCTCGTTCTAACATATCCCTATACAGATTGAATACCCATTCAGGATTAAGATTGGCCAAATGGCAAACTAATTGAAACTGTTCATCTTTCTTTTCAAACCACATGCGTGCTTCTACACAGTCTAATAAGTGTAATGTTCTTTGTTTTGATATTCTGAAATCTTTACTGTCTACGAAATCGTAGTAAATTCTATGGTTAGGTGCTTTGCGCTCAACGATGCTGACATCATTAAAGTCCATACGTGAGTCATGTAAAGCCACTATAATAACAGAGACCCATAGTTGGATTTCTGGTGTCATTTCTGGTTTGTTCTGGTGATGTTCTTGGTTTGTTTTCACTCATAGAACTAACCATAATTTACACACTCTGTCTACGATTTGACTGACTGGTCAAAATAAACCTATATCAACGATGTTTTATTTTGGTTCATATACACCATCAGTTTTTGATCGTATAATTTAGCTTTATCTCTTAAAAGAAACCACTGCTCATCGGCACGTGTAATTTTTTCATGGAAGTCTTTGGCCTCTTTAGAGGCTTTAGCATCATTCATTCTTGCGCTTTGAGAATTACTTGTTTGTTTGTTAGCAATGATTGCCTCCTCATTAGGTTTCCATCTGTTTAAAGATTTTGCCTTTGCTTCAGCTATAGCTGACTCTTTCGTCTGCAATTGTTTCTCTTTCCAATCAAAAATATCTTGTACTTCTTTTGCACTTACAATCTCAATCATAAATATTTCCTAACATTGATCGTCTTCATCGCTTTCAATATAAGCATCAGCAATGACCTCTGATACTATATCTCTATGAGAAAGTTTTTCTTTGTATTCAGATATAGTTTCATATTTTGGTTTAGCTTTATTTAATCTTTCACCCAAAGATTTTAGGCGTTCAGTGTATTCATCAATTTTATTTTTTGGTATATCTGACATAATTATTTCTCTGGTTTAATTGATTCATCTATTGTTTGTTGCAATCTATCAAAATTTTGTCCTAATCTTTTTGCATCTTCCATCAAAAAATTAAGTGAAGATTTAATACGATCAATCCTAGACATTAGTTCAAGATAATTTAAGTTTGTTTTCATATCCTTGCTCATGTGTACTCCTATAATAAATTACATTCTTCTTGTTTTAAATATAAACAAGCTGGTAGATATGTCTTTCCTATCGCTTTCTGATAGCTCTTTTAATACTGGACTAGAATTCACAGCTTGCCAACACCCTTCGTAAATCTGCACTAGATCTGTGTTAGATGTATCATTTTCATTGTCTTGGTTTATAATTTTATTAGATATGTGTTGTTGACCGTTTGTTTTAGGTTGTACTTCATTTGTAGTTTCAGGCTCAATATCATCAAGCCAACCATTTACAATTGCTCTTGATATAAAATTCTTGCCTTGGTTTTTACCAGATTTATGTACTGCTGTTTCGCCTTTTGCTGATACTAATAATGCTTCATCGCCTTGTAAGGCCATAAATTCTTTGTAAAGTTTACTCATGTTTTGACTTGAGTAACCCCTATGTTCTACATCTTCCATATCATTTATAACAAAATACCAGTTAGGTTTATCCTTATCTGTGCTATAATTTTTAAGGACTTTTAATTTGCCCTCTGCTTTATACATGTTTTCTGACATTTTTCTTAACTTTCCTTTCCTTTTTATGTAGCCATTGAT